AGTTGAGGCTTGGAGGGACAAGGGCTTCGAAGACGTCTCCGATTTTACTTCCTTCTGGGACTTTGACTCCGACGACGCTTTGCTCATCTGAGAAGCCTCTCTTGATTGCTTGCATAAGGAGTTCGGCATCGGGAGCGGCGAGTTTGTTTGAATTGTAAAAGAAGAAGTTGAAGATCGAATTTCTAATTCGACTTACTTGCCTATTTATTTGATTGATTTCATCCTGCTGGTCGAGATAGTACGAAACCTCTCCAACAGCCGTTGTCTGTCCGGTTGATAGTCCAAATCCAATGATGAAATAGGGAAAAAATCGAGTTGTTTTAGTGTAGTTGTCCCATACCCAGAGCGGGTAGGTCCAATCATCCGCAGCAAATAGAGCTGTCCGTCGTGTCGCCTTATCCCATACCATCCAACATTCGGTGTAATAGAGAGATCGATATCCTCCAACTTCTTCATTCTCTTGGAACGACGTCTCCCCACCCAACGTCTCCAAGACCATGCCGAATGCGTCATCTTTGTCATTCCCACTGCCAGAGGTGAACACTGCCTTGTGTGAAGGTTTGAAGATGTAGTAATATGCATCCCTCTCTTCACCCTTGCGAGTGAACTTATACTTGAGGAAATTGGTAGGAATGAAGCAACGTTCGGCCATCCAACCCGCATCAGTTCCGTCTGGCATCTCTGCCACAGGATCAACGACAAGATTCTTAGCCATGACGTTCTTGAGCTTCGGCCCACCAGATTCGAAAATGTTAACTACACTTTCGATTGCTGCAAGTTTGCCATAGGCATCCTCAAGAGCCTTTGGACTCTTTGCCTTCTCGATCTGCTTCGACACTTCGACCAATGATTCAATCGCTGTATCAGCCGATTCGGCTTTGAGCACGTAATCTAACTTCAACACTCCAAAGTTCGTCATCAACGCCACGCCCACCGCCTTTTTGACTTTCGGTTTGCAGTTGAGGAGGTTTTTTCCTTTAAGTAAGGCATTGAGAAGATTATGTGCTGCTTCAGCGAATTTCTCATCTTCCTTATCAGTAGTATTAACTGCGATGTCCGGATCACGCCCATACACTGCCGGCAACATAACGTTAACGTTAGAATAGACGACGTTTTCAGTGACATCACCGCGAGAAAATGTCCCCTTGGAGGAATCTTGCGCTTTGACTTGGTGATTATTGTAATATGCAAAGCACTGCTCCCAAGCCTCATAGATCAACTCATTGGCCTTCTGAGCGGAATCGATCATGGTTCGCCATAGTGAACCATAGGCTTTAGATACAGGAATCTTCGAATCAGGATACACCTGATACATCGGAACGACTTTTTCTTCTTTCTTCTTAGGCTTCTTGCCATCGATGATGTCGTTAACATCGAAGTCATCGCCCATATCGTCTTCGTTCATTTCGAAATCGTCAGCCATCTTGTGTGTCTCACACTATCTTCGAGTTGAACAACGAGCGACTTGGACTGAATTTCTTGCTAGATTCTTACACTGTATCTCGGCATTAATCGCGTCAGTCTCAGCTTGTGAATAGAACGGCCTTGGTTCGTTAATCACGACACGTTCAGGAGTAAATAAAGCACATCCACATAATGAGAGTATTAACACACATGCGGATATGATTTTCATCTTAGCCCTCGTCAGGTATAACCACTGGTTGAGGTTGCGAAGCTGGTCCGTTATTGAACGCTGGTTTAGCCGTTGGTGCCGACGTAAGAATGTCGATAATTTCCTCTGCAAAAGCTAATGCATGTTCTTGTGTCATTATTACTTCGCTAACAATCGATTCTGTTGCTGCAACACGACCTAAGTTCTGCCTCTCATCAATAAACACAAAACGAACAATAGACGATACCATAATGGCATGTCTATTCGAATAAGAAGCTTGTGGATTTATCCCCCTTGGTTCTGCTGCCATTAGAAATGCGCCCTTCTCTTATTCTTTCCGTCGTCGTCCATTTCCATCCAGAACATATACGACGGAACAATCTTGCTCCGTGGCACTTCTATCTGGGCAGGCTCAGGTTGGTGGGAGAGCATATACTTGAGAGTATCCATCGCATGGTCATCTCGGTCAATCGGTCGATCAATGTGTTCGCCCGTAGAAGAACGATCCCAATAATAGTTCGTAATCTCATCGGTGATAAAGTCCAGATCATCGACAAAGTACAGAAGCGGCCCCGGAGTGACTCCAGTGATGATGTGCTCATGGGAAGGCTGCTCTGCGAGGTAAGCCCCAACCTTTGCAATTCCCGTGACGATATCATTCGTGGCAGGTCTACAGTCCATTCCCGCATCTGATAGTAATTGTGCAATAGGAGTGCCCGTATCGACGTGCTTCTGAATAACCTGTTGCTTGAAGATTGAAGGGTCGGCTCTGATCGATTCATCCACGTTGACAAGATGAGCGTATTTGTTCCTAATCGCTTGAACTCTAGCCGGTTGTTTGGTGTAGTGAAGGTTCCTTTGATGGTATCCATCCAGAACAACAACTCTGCCCCAGTCATCCACAAATCCAAAAAGATAACACGAAGGTGAGGATATCCCGAAATCGTATCCCTCGATAGCTTTGACATTGTAGTTTTTCCTCTGAAGTTCCCAAAGGATGTTCATTGCTTGCGAGCGCGAGATGAGATGCTTTTCTTCCTCATATTCTTGATAAACAAGTCCCTCATATGCCGCCCACTGGCCTTCGAGGAACCTTTTCCGCATTTGGCCTCGGTATGACGCTTCCAGTGTGCGTATGAAGTCTTCAGTAAGATTCTCTTTATTGGCGTAAGTCGAGCCTTCGATGAGGTCAATGATTGGCACTCCTGTCACCGGATGGACCAAAAGTTGATCGGTCTTTCGACCCGAACGCTTGTAAATCTGAAGTGGCTTGATTAACTCTTTATAAACCCAGTTCGAGGTGGGATTGCTTGTCAACATTAACCACCGTGGCCCCGAATCCGGCATCGTGAGGTCTTCCTCACCTTCCGGTCTGTATGGGGCTTGACCTCGTAAACGTCCCATAAGATCGAGAAGATCCTTGTGTACGATCTCAGGATCTTCAATCTGGTCGATTCCGATCCAATCGTACGTAGCGGAAAGGAGATTTGACGTCGTAGACCCATCGACATTCTGCTTCCCCCTCTGGGAGATGTAACGGAAGTTGACGATCGTACCATTCTTCAAATAGCACGTATTGTCGTCCTGCGTCGGCATCTTCTTGATCCAGTCCGGCGGGCACCACAGAAAAAAGACCTTCCGCAAAGTGTCGTTCAACTTCGGGTACGTTGATCTGCCAAGGAGGCCGTTGGAACCGGGATAATCCACGCATAATTTGAGCGCCTTTATCACCAAGGCAGTAGTTTTACCGTTGGCAAACCCACCGCCAAAGAATTGAAGCTTGTTCCGCGACTGATCGAAGTCCCAGTGAACCGTACCTTTTCTTAATTTGTAATTGCTTTGGGCCATTGGGACTTTCTGTGTGTCTCACACAAGGACTCAATTGAGTCCTAAGCCGTAGGAGAAGAGGACCCAATCCGTGGCGGTTACCGCCCCTTGTGCCAACGGCGGTACCGCCACGTAGCAATTCTGATTTGTCGTATTGAGTACGATTTCTCCCGCGTACAGCGGCACATCTAGTGCCGTTACTTTCCTATTCGGAGATGTGTAACTGCGATCCATTACTCCCGGATTGGTCAGATTCCGTACCGTTGCCATCTTCATCTCCTATGGTTTGACTTATTTCCACATTGACACCTTTGCCCGCGCCGTACTCATCCAAGACTTGAATGCGGAGTACATTCTTGAGTGATACTGCTTTTTCGGCAACTGCTTTGGGATTGAAACCGCCTCGATCCATAAGGTCAATTGAAGCTCGCAATCGGTTTGTTTCAACCTTCCCGTTGCGCGATACGTGTGCAATCGTGTCCAGCGCCCCATGAGCGTATGCGGCAATACGATGTGTAACATTCTCGCTTTCTGCATTGATAATCTCGCCTCCAAGAAGTTCGAGATACTCACTATATGCAGCGTGCGAACGGATTTCGTCGATATCTTGTACTGTACACTTTAACGCCTGCGCTACTTCTCTATCGCCTACTCCAAAAAACGTATACATCATAACCGCCCCGATTGCGTTCATGATGTTTGGTTGTCCGGGCATTTCGTTCATATTACGCCTTCGCCGTCCACGGAACGTGACGGCGTTGATGCGTGTCTCTTCCTTCAACCGGGGGAAATAATCCTCTGGGTATGAAGGCGCTATGAGGGATCCGTCTGGTGCGACGAACGGATCCCCCACGCGAGCAAGCACAGGCACGGGAGCGGGGGTAGGCTCAGCCTGTGGTCGCTTGACTCTGGGCTTGTAGACTTTAGCCATTCGTGTGTCTCACACAACTATTTACGGAGACGAGCCTGCTGTGCTTTCATGCGCTCTTTACGCTCACGTTCGCGCTTCTCACGAGGAGACTCATCTGCCTCTTCGTGTTGCCTCTTGGCCCGATCTGCTGCTTCCTCAGGAGTCTCGTCATCATCTTCTGTCTCGTCCTGAAGGTCTTCACTCTGATCTTCCTGATCATCTTCCTCAGTCGTGGGCTTCCCATAATTCGGGTCCACAGCATCATTCGCCTGACTCGCCATCGATTGCGATGCTTCTGCATTCGTCTCAGGTGTCTTGTTGTAATGCGGCTGATCCTTCCCCGCCTCTTCCTGAGCGCGCTTCTGATCGTTCTCCCTATTCATCATCTGATTTCCCCGCATCGAGGTTTCATCTCGCTTCGGTCCATCCTCACCACCTACACCACCTGAACGGTTGGGCTGCATTCGTGTGGCGTTCTCGCGATCTTCTCTAGCCTTCTCGAGGCTTTCACGCTTGCGATTTTCATCTTCAAACGCTTTATCCTGCTCTTCCTGAGTCAACATTCGCTTCTGACCAGGCACCTCTACAGCTTCCGGCGTGACCTCTTGCCCATTGCTGACTGCAACGTCGGCAGGATGGTTGGAGGTGAAACCCTCTGTGTAGAGTACAATTGCCTCTCGCGCGTGGCGGGCATCCTCTTGTTCGTCCTTCTCAGGGGCGAGGTTGCCGTTTTCGTCGAACCGATAGTTTGTAGCTGGAGCTAACGCACCTTTCATCTTCTTTCCTCCGCCGTATTTGCTATGTCCGGTACCCGACATAAGGGTTTAGCAACGAAAACGCTCCTGTGTGAGACACACAAGAGCGGTAGCACGTAGAAACTTATCTTGTTCCGAGGGGATTGCGGTCTAGATTTACCGCTTGGGCAGGTGTGGAGTTATTCGCCATCGTAAACACGTTGCGAATATCGGTCACATCCTGCGAAGTTGTAGGACGATTAACTAGATACGTCTGTACGATTGGCCGCTTGCCCCCAAGCTCTTCACCGCCCCCGATTTCTGCGTACCAATACGATGCAAGCACCCCCGGAGCTTGCCCTAGTAGCGAATCCAAGATTGACCGAAGTGCGATCTCCCCCTTGTTGTTCAACTCTTGGGATATTCTTCGTGTCTGCTCGTCAGAGATGTTATAAGGTCCAATACTGGTCAGAACCCCTTCGAAGGTTCCACCTTTAACTTGAGCTGTATATCGCATTGGGGGTTCTCCACATAAGCAAAGGCCGGGACACTTGACAGGAAAACAAGTGGCCCGGCCAGACATGACGCTTATGATCATGTGTGAGACACACGGAGAGCATGACTTCTCCGCAGACCCCACCGTTTATTATTATACTAAATGATGGTTCATGTGTCAAGCCTTATTTTAGTGTGATACACACAAGATGTAAAGTGCGACATATTGTCGCAGGTTGGAACATTTCCCTTGACATTAGCTTTGAAGTGTTGTAGACTCAACGAATGCATGGGTGTAATGTAATTGTACGTGGAGTATCTAGTACGGGCGTTCCGACCTGTGTGAGACACACAAAAACAGGGAGAGTGGCATGACTGGCAGCCTAAATTGGAACAGAATGAAGAAACACGATGCTGTATTGAAGGCGCGACGACAAAATCTACAAGAGATTGTTGCAGTAAATAAGATTGCAAATCAGTTAATAAACAGAGAAAGACGTCTAGCAATGAAGCATGGATGTCAAATTGTAGATAAAATTCATTGGGTAAAAGACACTCCGTTCAGTTTAACGACTAAATTCCTTGAATGGAGAGAGAAACATGACAAATAATGATGATTTTGGGCTCATTTCCATGCGAAAATTGCGTAATTATGTTATATTAAGTGGTATATTAAGTAGTGTATCAGCCCTCTTGATCCTATGGAGACTGTCATGACTATGCACACCGAGCCTGAAATCCGATCAAATCTCGCCCATGCCCTCGCTGCGGCATATGCTGTACCTGTTAATAGTGGTAAAGAACTTGATGTTGATTTAATTGAGGCAATGATCTCGAACATTATGAAACTGATCGCGGATAAA